GCTTCCAGCCATAGACGCTAAGAAATAAAGATTCATCGCCTTCGCAATCATGTTCGAAAGCCTTGCGGAAACCCTTGAGTGCGGCGCTATCGCCGGCCCAAATACCGCGCGCGTCGATTTGTCGATGTGCCATTGTTCAACCCTCCTGATAATATTCGGCCTGGCCTATTCGATTGCCGTTCCTGTCTCGAATAAATGTCACGCCGAGAATTCCGTCTTCCATCCGCTCGGCAAGGTCGCGGAAAATTCGCGCCAGCTCGCTTTGCGGGGCTTCATCGAAATCGGCATTATCCATTTCGATATTTACAATCATATGCGCCATTATGCGACCCTCTCAATAGCCACGCTATCCCGATAAGGGCCGACGCTGACAGTTGCCTTGAAACCGACCGGAACGCCATCGGCATATAACATATTGCTAATGGCAGAGGCTTCCACAGCGGCGCTATAGCCCCATTGCGTATCAAGCCCGGCGTTCGCTTTGATTTCATCATAGACAGCCGAATAAAACGCATCGGCGGCATGATCGCGGCGCACCTTGGGATATTGCCCGGTGATTTCATATTTTGCCATTGCTCAATTTCCTTTCAGTAGCGGGCCCAATCGCGAAGCTCGCGAGGCGTTGCGGAATATCCGCGCTCAATTGATGCACCTTGAGGATCATAAACGGTGCAAGCGGTCTTCAGGACAAACCCTAGCGTTTCGTGCTGGATAAATTCGGCAGGCTCTTCGCGTGCGCCCCAATCATGAGAATTCGCCCACGCAAGCCATTTGGCGCGTTGCGTTTCGCTCATCGCTTCGAATTTCACCGATTTGCACATTTCGAATCACCTTTCAAACTGGAATTCATCAACTAGGCAGGTTTATGAAGTTTAATAGGGAAGCCGTCAAGCGCATTTTTCGCGTTTATGTCGCTTTTCCGAGAAACTTCATAAACTGGCCTATTTCTCGCATTACCTGCCTTCATAAACTGGCACGCTCTCTTATTGCGTGCGCGCGGTAGAGACGCACTCTATCCGTTGCGCTCCACTCCGCTGCTCGCTATCGCTCGCGGCCGCTGCGTTGCGCTCCACTAAACACCTCAACGCGCTCAATGGAGATAGAGAGAAAATTTTGAGAATTCCGATTTTCCCTTTTCTCGATTTTCGCCGCGTCGGTTTTCCCGGTCACTCGCTGGCCTGAAAATCCCACCGACGCGACCGGGAAAATTAGAATTCTCCAAATCGCCGCGCCGTTCAACGGTAACACACGCTACTAAAGTGCCACCGATCGCCAAAGCGATATGTGCGGAAACTGTCCTGCCGCTCGGCATTATCGCGGAGCTTGCGGAATTCATCGGCGCTCACCCTGGCGCCATCAATGAAATACCTGGACTCGCTCTTGTCTTCAGGATCAATCGGGCTGCTCGAAAGCATTGCAAAGCTTTTCATGATTTTTCCTTTCAACATTTTTTGGAATAATTGACGCGATACCAAAGACCACCGTGGGTTTGCATGTCGGATTCAAAAATGCTCGCGATAAAGCCCGCGCGTTTCAAATCCGCGGGCATCATTGCGTTAGCGTAACGTAAAGCAGCTTCCCGCGTCATAACAGGATTATATGGCGAAGGACGATGTTCCCCAATAACTACGGGTCTTTTTTCTTTTTTCATGGTCAATTTCCTTTTTCATAGCGGGAAGGCAAGCCGCGCACCGCATCATAACGCCCGCTTGCATAAGCGAGCTTGTAATTTTGCGGAATTGTCCGGCTATTGCGCTTGTTCGCCATGCGATCCGCATAGCCTTTCCGATAAAATGTCTCGATAGGGTCGGTCATGGTCAAATCCTTTTCAATAATGATATTTGTCTTTGAAAACGGCATTCGGAAAAATTGCCGCAAGCGCCGTTTTAATGTGCGCGTCATGACAACCATCAATGCCCGGCAAATCCTTTGCGGTATTTCCATAGCAAATGTCGGTAATTCCGACGCGATGGGCGATATCCCAGGCCGTGACGCCTTGCTGGATATCTTCACAAGCCCGCGCCTTTCCGTCGGCGAAGCGTGAACCATCAGCGAGAAAATCCGCCGCGAGCTTGCGGAATTGTTCAACTTGCGTGGAGTTAATCAAGGCCATTGCAAATTCCTTTCGAATAATCTTGCGCGTTGATAGCGCGGCCGAACGACATACCCGCGAGCATATCGCAATTCATGGCGACAATTTCGTTATTCCCATAATCGGAATAGACTTGGAGAATTTCGCGGTCTGTCATGGCGAGTTTATACCCCGCGCTCGCGATCAGCTCTTTGACTTCCTTGATTGCCTGCTCTTGCGTAACCATTTTCTTGCCTTTCTCTTCTGTCTGAAATGCGACCTTGCATCTAAATAGTTTACGAAACGTAAACTTGCAACTCATTCTCTTACGTAACGTCAACCGGCACGCGCACAAAAACAAAAAAGGGTCCCGCCAGGCTCGAAATTTTCGACCGGGGGGTGGCCTTCGAGCCGGGCAGCATCGACCGGGCCACCGGCTCGCGCTAAATATTTCTCCCCAAAAATGATCCCTTCCGTAACGGAAGCTTTCAGATTGATTTCCATTCTCCCCCGGCACCACCCCCGGAACCGGCCCGCTTCTAAGGCTTGACATTGATTTCCATTCCTTGTAAGCCTCACCACAGACGGCGGGCAAACGGACAGGGTTGATCGCCTGTTGCAGCGTCCACGGGCTGGAAGGGGTTTGCCAATATCCTTCGATGCGGACACCGGGACCACGCTGTGAAGCGTCGCCACACTCGGAGCGCATATTGATGATTGGACGGCGGGAGGGCGCCGAAGTGCTGCCGGAAATAAAACGGACCCAACAGCATCCCACCACTGACCCATTACGGGACAGCGCGCGGCCGGTAAAATAGGCTTGACGAATTGGAGCGATGGCTTATTCATATTCGAAGGCGGACGCTGACAGACCGGAATGACGCCTTAAATTAACTGCATAGTCTGTCGATCAGCCGGGATGAAAATCTCTTCTGGATCAGCGGCGCAGCCAAGACTGCGCGAAGCGTAGGCTTCGGTGGCCGGGGCGGTAAATCCGTCTCGGCCATTGTCCATTTTGCGGGAGTGAAATCATGAACAGACATTGGCAATTCATCAACCGCCACACGGAAACCGAAAAACATTGGTGGCGGCTGCGCTTGAGCACGTCGGCGGTTTACCGGACCTACGGCGCGATGCTCTCGACGGGCGGTGGCGGATATGACGAAAGCGACAAGCCGCACAATATCCTGACCCTCGCATTCGGTGGCCGGTATCTCGGGCTGATTTTGCCCGGCTGGATCAAGCCCTATACCCGCACGAAATTCTATACTCCTGACGGCCACGACACACCCCGGCCCTATACCGAAACCTTCAGGCGCGAATTCGGCTTCAGGGCCGGCGACGGTGCAATCCATTTCCACTATGGCGAACAGGTCATGGAGTGGCCCGGCGACAAATCCAAAGTCTGGTTCTACCCATGGAGGGAAACCACGCACATTCGCCGTTCCCTCTATGACGAAGCCGGCGCGCTGTTCGCAACCTTCACCGACGACAAAATGTGGGGTGACAGCTACGAGGCGCGCAAGGCCATTGAAGCCGCCTGCCCGGTCAAGCTTTTCCTCTTCGCCGAAAACGACGGCGACTTGCGCGTGGCACAATGCCGGATCGAAGAACGCGAATGGCGGCGCGGCCGGGGATTGTGGCGCTGGCTTCTGGCATGGAAGCCCAATATGGTGCGCCGGTCGCTCGCCATCGAATATTCCGATGAAGTCGGGCGCCGCAAGGGCTCATGGAAGGGCGGCACCATCGGGTGCGGTATCGACATGGAAAAAGGCGAGCTTCCGATTGAAGCCTTTACCCGCCATTGCAAAAAGGAAGGACTGCATTTCATCGCCGACGTCACGGAGCTGAAAAAGACCGACCTTTGCCAAGACCTGACTTTCGCGCAAATCGGCAAGGCCATTTCGTCGCTCGGGCTTTTCTGGCCGGATATGTGCAAGCTGGTGACGCGGATTTACCGCGCCGGGCTGGTGCCTGTTTTCGACAAGGAAAAGGCCGTCATGAAAGCGTGGCCCGCTGGACCCGTCAACGCCGTGCGAAAAGGCGACGTCATCGACATGCCCCAGGACGAAGGCCATGCGCCTTTCGAGCCCGGCACGGTTGCGGCCATGATGGCAGACGGTCAGGTCGAAGGGCAATGGGGCAGCGATAGGGTCGTGACCGACGCGCAGTTTCAAACCATGGTCCAAAGCGCCGCCGCAGATGGAACCATCAACGCCGCCATGCACGAAGAATTCGAGGCGCGCGGGCTCGATACCGCCATCATCCCGCCCATGCCTGCCTGGCCGCGCACGGAGCAAGAGGAAATGGCGGAACGCATTCGCACGGTGCAGCAAGCCGACACGAAAAGCACGGCAGGGCGCGCGTCGATCAAGAAATCTCACCGCGGCGAAGGGGAGAATTTCATTGACTGACAAGCGCGAAAGCTCCGTCATCGACCATATGAGCTATGACGGAGCAACCAAACAGCTCGACGTCACCTTTCGCAAGGGCGGCGCGCGCTGGCGCTATTTCGGCGTGGATGAAGACGTGGCCGATGGCCTTCGGAATGCCGACAGCCAAGGCGCGTATCTCAAACGGCACATAATCGACTGCTGCCAGTCGAAGAAGCTCGACGACCGCCACGAAAGGCTGTAAACTGGCGCCGCAAGAAAGGAATAGGCTCATGAAAAGCAAGCGTCCCACATATGACGAACGCCGGGCTAATTATTACGGCCATCAAGGCGCCAACCTCGCATCGCGTGATGAAATGCTTGAGAAGCGCGGAGTTAAGAAAGGCACGCCCAATTTGCCAAAGATGGATGCCACGCATAAAGGAGCTGAAAAGCGGCTTCGTCAAGGTGACGCACACCGCAAGGCATTCGACACCATTGGCAAAAACAAATATTGACGGCGCCGCGAACCGGCCCTAATCAGGCTCGGCACGCAACCCGCAAATTGCCGCATCGAAACCCCGTCGTCCCATTTTGGAGCGGCGGGGTTTCTTTTTGGCGGCTGGACGTCTATCGGGATTCCGATACACCTTGGCGGGAAGGAGAAATCATCATGGACGCACCATTGACCTTGATTGCGCTGCTCGGCGCGCACGCCTATTTCGACTATGCCGGCCAAGGTGACTTCATGGCTCGGGCAAAGAACCAGCTTCAGGAAATCCCCGGCGTCCCGTGGTATCAGGCGCTCGGCGCTCATGGGCTCATTCATGGAGCCGCTGTCGCGATCATCACCGGAATTTGGTGGCTGTGCCTTCTCGAAATGGTCGTGCATATTTTCACCGACAACGAAAAATGCTTTGCGCGGATTTCCTACAACACCGACCAGGCAATCCATATCGCCTGTAAATTTCTGTGGTTCGGGATTTGGTGGTTCATGCCATGAGCGTCACCATTGACATAGGCCCGAACCTTCTCATGGTGTTGGGCGCCGCCGCAGTGCTGTGGTTCATTTTCAGGAGCGACAAATGATCGAAGCAATCGAAAATCGCATCGCCGAACTGAAGCGCAAGTTTGCCGCGCGCAAGGGCAAAAAGCCCTATCTGAAAAATTGCGAAGAACTTCAGACGGAAATCGACCGTCTCGAAAGCGTCCTCGCCACGCACAAGGCGAAACATTGAAGGGCTTGCGATATGTTGGTCAGCGGAGAGCCTTGCCCGAAATGCGGCGTGCGGCCCGACGTGGCTTGCGCGCATAGGCCAGCCGACGAAACCTGGACAGGTCCGCCACCTTCGAAACCTGATAAGCGAAGAGAGCGAGATTTTACAGGTCAAGGCTATAATTTTGGGTCGCGAATTTTAGTTTCTGGCGGTGGAGCTTATCCCGTCAAAGGAGCAAAAATCAAAGCTATGAAGAGGCATAAGTGATGGGAAAATATGAAGGTCCGTGCAGCGAATGCGGCAACCGCAAAAATGACATGGCAAATCCCTGCTTCTGTCCGGGCGGGCCGTTTCCGCCGAAGGTGACAAGCCTAGCCGTTGCGCGCTTCGATAAAATTCCAGGAGCCGAGAACCACGAACCCGCCGCGGCGCTCGAAAAGGCGCTGGCACATTTGCGCGACCCGGACGAACCCGACTATGACCACGCAATCGTCATTCTCGGGCGCACGCCTGAAGGCGGCGGGTCGGCCGCGATTTGGTTTCAGGCCGGAAAATATGAATATCACGCGCAAATGGGCTTGCTTTTCGAAGGTGGGCAGATGATCCGGGAGAACGGCTAAATGCCCCGCTGGCCCGGCCCGCACACCCCCGCGCGCACCGAACCCTATACAGAAACCGAATTGCTTGATATGCGTCGGGACGGCGACCCTGTTTCCACCATCATGCAGCGCGCAAAGCGCCTGAATGGCTGGGACAGGTCGAAAGTGCGGGAAATCCTATTTGGCGATTGACCCGACGTAAAATTGTTTCTAAAGCGCGTAAATGCAAAAGTGGCTCAACCCTTCTGGAACGGGCACATATTTCGCTTGGCGGAACATGCGATCGCGTTGTTACAACTCCAACGACATTGGGTTTGCCAATTATGGCGGGAGGGGGATTTCCGTTTGTGATGCGTGGCGGGATAACTATGACGCTTTCGTAAGTGACATGGGTCTACGACCGCAAGGACTCACACTTGAACGCATTGACACAAACGGGAATTACGAGCCGGGGAATTGCCGGTGGGCTACGAGAGTTGAGCAAGGGCGAAATCGCCGCACCAACACTTTGATCGTTTTTCAAGGGCAAGAAATGCCGCTTTCAGCTTGGGCGGAAAGGCTTGAGATAAGCCCGGAAACATTGTTGGACCGTCTCGGAAAAATGCCGTTGGATAGAGCAATGACCAAAGGGCTTTTAGTGAATTGGGCCCCAGGAAAACATGGAACAGTTTCCACATATTCCCACAAAAAATGTCGGTGTGAAAAATGCGTAATGGCGGCACGAAAATACAAGCGCGATGCATATCATAAGGCTAAAGCAAATGCCAAACGATGAAAATACTCCAAGGACTGACTTAATTTCAGTGAGGCGAAATGTCGATGGCTTGCCTACGATCAGTCCTGAAACGTATCAGCACGTAGGCCGCTATGCCGGGGCCGTAGTCATGTCTGTTTTTGAACAGATTGGTGGCGTAAAACGCATGGCGGCTTGGGCTGACGCAAATCCCACAGACTACTTTACAAAAATTCTCCCGAAAATGATTCAGCGCAGTCAGCATGTGGACCATTCTGGCACAATCACCATTGATGACGCGATTACGCGGCTAGAAAAGAATGACGAGCCTATTGACGCCGAATATGAGGAAGTGCCACAGGATTACGACCTTTAGTGCAACTTGCGGGAGTGTGTGAAATGTCCAAGCTTGAAGAAATTATGCGGCCCATGAGCGAGGCGCCGAAAGACGGAACAATCGTCATCGCTCGATTCCGTCAGTGGAACGCCTCGCGCAATCCCATGGACGGTCAGGCGACCGATTTTGAGTGGCAACCCGTCTGGTGGATGCCCGACAGCAAGGGCCGCAATCCGCGCTGGAAACGCTTCGGCCATTTGGACAGCACGGCCTTTGCCGACCATTTCGTGACCGTGGCCGAATTCGCCGCCAATGGCGAAGATCATCAACCGCAGCCGCGCCGAGCGGCCGAACCCGAAGAGGCGTATGACCTATGAAAAAGGAAGACTTGCCGCCCGACCAATACGCGGCCCGCGTGCTCGCAGCGGAAATGGCCGCAAATCAGCGCGCCATCGACGAAGCAATGAAAAAAGGCGACAATGACCTTATCGTCGAAGCGGCCACAAAGCAGGCCATCGACTTCAAGGAAAATCTGCCTTTCATCATTTACGCACTGAAGAAATTCGGCGGACTCAATCCGCCGATGCCGGTTCCGAAAAGCCAGCTCCCGACGCTCGCCGACGAGCTGATTGGTGAAGCGCCGAGCCGCGTCATGGGCGCGTCCGGTCTTGCGGTGGTCGCGGCCACGCAATGAGCTTCAATCCGCAGCAAATCGCGAATGACTATCGGATTTCCGTCGATGAAGTGCGGCAACGCTGGCTTGCACATCGCGTTGCGGTATGGAAATCCGATTTCAAGCGATTTGCGCGGGACGTCATCAAAATCCGAACGAAGAGCGGCGAGCTTGAGCCGCTGAAACTGAATTCGGCGCAAGAAATTCTCCACGCCGCCGCCGAAGAAATGCTTGCCGATGAAGGTTGGGTGCGCCTTGCCGGCATGAAGGGGCGCCGACAAGGTTTCTCGACTTATGTCGCCGCGAGAGGATATTGGAAAGCAACCCTTTTCAACAGGCAGAACATTTACATTCTTTCGCATGAAATGACCGCGACAGGCAAACTGTTCGACATGGTTGCGCTCATGCAGGAAAAGCACCCGTTCCCGCCGATCGTCGGCGCCGACAACGCGAAAGAGCTGGAATTTCCCAAGCGAGGCTCCACCTATACTTGCGCGACGGCCGGGCAAAAGGCTGGTGGTCGTGGGGGCGGCGTCAGCTTCTTCCATGGTTCCGAAGTCGCATGGTGGACGAACGCCGCCGATCACTTCTCCGCGTCCGTGCAGGCGGTCGACGAAGTGCGCGGCCGATGGGGCGTGCTGTGGAAGCGGCCCGAAAATCCTTTGCCGTTCGAAATGCGCGGTCCGGCCGTCATTGAAGGATGGGTGGTCGCTCCGTCTGAAATCTGGCTCGAAACCACGTCGGCGGGTCCGACCGGCGAGTTTTATCAGCGATACGCCGACGCGCAGAAGAAAATCGGCCGCTATCGCGCCGTCTTTGTGCCATGGACCGCGCAAAAGGAATATACCGAAGACGGCGATTTCATTCCGAGCATTGAGCCTGAAGAAGAGGGCGAAATGGCGGAAGCCGAATACCAGGCTTTGCACAAGCTCACCAACGGGCAAATGCTGTGGCGCCGCAACAAAATCATTGAGTTGGGTTCCATCGGCAAATTCCGCCAGGAATATCCCATTGACGTCACCGAAGCGTTTTCGTTCGCCGACGTCGAAGGAATCTATATCAAGCCCGTCATTGTGCTGCGCGCCCGTAAGCGCGTTTATGACGAAATCCCCGATGCACCGCTGATTATCGGCGTCGATCCCGCAAGCGGCGGCGGCGACAGGTTCGCGGTCGTGTGGCGCCGCGGTGACGTCTGTTTCAAGTATGAGACGCGCAACAAGATCGAGCATCCCGAAGCCGTCGCATGGCTGACCGAAATTATCGACGAATGGAAGCCGGCCAAGGTCGTCATTGACCGCGGCAACATCGGTTCGGCGATCATTTCGACTTTGCGCGCCCAAGGTCCAAAATATGCCGCCGTCATCAAAGGCATTGACTTCGGCGGCACATCCAAGGCGAAGCTCGCGAACAAGCATCGGTCGGGTCCGTGGAACGTCCGCGCCGAAATCTATCAGCGACTCCGCGAATGGCTCATGCAGGGCGGGATTATCCCCGACGAAGACGAGCTGGCTTCCGACATTTCAGCCGCGAAGCAGAAGCACCGCGCGAACAACGATTGGCTGCTCGAAAGCAAGTCCGACATGAAGGCACGGCAAATCCGCTCGCCCGACCTTGCCGACGCGCTGGCGCTGACCTTTGCCGTCACCGAATTCTTCGAAAGCTGGTCGAAGCCGCACAAAAAAGGTGGCTGGGAACAAGGGACGGAGCCCACGGAAATGCTGGGTCACAACGGAGGGCCACCCCTTGACGATGTGGGCTGGGGGCAAGGTAACTCAACATCGTGGATGCAGTAACTCATGAGTTTGCGAGAAGCCTTTATTGACGCTGCAATGCAGCAAGACACCGACGAGTGCATTCTTTGGCCCTTTGCCGTGCGAAAAAGCAGCGGCTACGGCGCACATAGTTTTTATTTCGAAGGGAAGAATACCAATATAGATGTGCATCGCTATGTTTGTGCTCGCGTAAATGGACCGGCCCGTAAAGGGGAAGAAGCGGCACACAGTTGCGGACAGAAATTGTGCATCAATCGACGACATATTCGATGGGCTACGCACTTGGAAAACATGAATGACGCTAAGGCGCATCAAACTTTGAAAGGCGGCGGGCGAGGCAGACAACGGTTTTTCGCCGCGGAATTACGCGACCTTAGGACGTCTGGCGCGAGCCATATTGCTCTAGGGGCGAAATATGGTGTAGAGCCTGCATATATCGGGAAGCTGCGTAGGGGTTTACGGCAATGAGCGGTCTTGTCACAAATTTGGCTCCCATGGGCCGGACAGTCAATTTCGAGCGCGGGCCGAAAGTCCCCGACGATTTCGACACCGAAGCTGACTTCATCAACGACATGCGCGAAAAATACGATTTCGGCATTGGATTTGACGAGCACAACATCAACGCCGGCCGCGACGACGCAAAATTCGTGGTCGGCAAACAGTGGGACGAACGCACCGCAGCGAAGCGCAACCGCGCGAACAAGCCCACGCTGGTCTTCAACCGCTTGATGGCCTTCGTTGCCCAAATCATCGGCAACCGCCTCGCGAACGAAACCGACATTCGGGTTTATCCCGACAACGGCGGCACCAAGGAAATCGCCGAAATCCGCGAAGGCATTATCCGCGCGATTTACAAGAATTCCGAAGCCGATTTCGCCCGCGACGAAGCCTATAAATATCAGGTCATCGGCGGGCGCGGGGTCTTCGCCCTGACCATCGACTATACCACGAACGACGTCTTCACGCAGGAAGCCAAGCTGAAGGCCGTTCGCGACCCCTATTCGGCCGTTTTCGATCCTCTCGGGCAGGAACCGAGCGGCGGCGACTGCGAATGGGGCTTCCTGACCGACGAGTTGCCGACGACCACATTCAAGGCCAAATGGCCGAAGGCGAACGCGACTTCGTTTGGCGGGAAAGCCTACAGCGGCGAATATTGCGGACCTTGGTATGACCAAGACACAATCCGGGTCGTGGCCTATTGGCGCATGGTGACGGAAGGGACGAAAATCTATGCGCTCATGCTGGACGGCACGGTCCAGGACGTCACCGACAAAGAAACCTACGAGTATGTCAACGATATTGCGACCCGCGAGGACGGCACCGCGTATATCCGCGAAGTGCCGAACCGCTTTGCACAACTCTATGTGTGCTCGGGCGAGCAAATCCTTGAAGGGCCGTATAACTATCCCATGTCGTCAATCCCGATTTACCGGGTGCCGGGCTGGGAAGTCGACGACGGCGAAAAGGTCTATCGCTGGGGCTT